AATGAAAAACAAAAAAGTATTTTAGAACTCGTGCTACGCGTTCATTGTGAACATATCGCTTATCCTATAATCGCTGAGATATTAGCCACGATTGACAGATATTTTAAACCATCAGGTGTGGGTCTTGATAATGGTGGAAACGGAATGAGCATTCTGCAAGATTTACTCCATTTAGATAAATTTAATGACCTTGAATTAGATGAGAGAATTGAAGGGATTGATTTTGGGTCATCTACAATAATTGGATATCGTGATGATGATAAAGTAAAACCCTTAAAAAAACGCACAAAAGAGTTTATGACCACGCTCATTGCTAAACATTTACACAGCAAAAAACTACTCTTCCCAATAATGGATGCAGTGATTGAAGATCAGTTTACCACACACACCTACACTTTAAAAAACGGTCGAGTAATTTATTCAAAAGGTAATGACCATATCATTGATGCGATTCGGTGTGCAATGCTTACTCGTGAGAAAAAGCAAAGTTTAGATTATATGTCAAGTCATGAGGTTTGGGATATCCCCATTCCTGTAACCACAAACCCAATATTTTAATGAAAGCGAGGGTATATGCCAAAAACAACTAATAAGCAGACTGTGGCTAAAACAGACGGTTTGTTTGCCACAGCAGAGCAGATTGATAGTAGTGTATTTATACCAATCAATCAGGATACAACGGTTCCATCATCTTGGAATGATAAAGCAAAACAGTCGTGGAAATATTATTTAGAAGAACCACTGGTCAATAATGTGATTAATACTTGGCGAACTTTTGCTATTGGAGATGAGATTAAGGTCAGTGTTGGTGATGAGAATATCAGAGGCGATGCACAAAAACTGTTCAATGATTTAAAATTAAATACTTTTGTCAAAGATATGATATTGCAACTTCTCATCAAAGGTGATGCTGTTGGGTTTAAAGAATATTCATCTGATGGTCAAACCATCTCGAATGCTACCTGCGTAAATCCTGTGAGTGTCAAAGTTAAATATGAGGATGGAGAGTTAACCAAGGCCATTCAAGTTACACAAACCAGTGATGGTGGAATCGGAAAAGAAATCAAACTTCCTGTCAAGCAACTCTGCCATTTTAAATGGAATGCACCTGAGTTTTCTGACAGAGGAAATTCAATGATTATTCCAGCATTTCATGCGATTGGTCTTCTTCGTGATTATAGAAAAGCAGAAAGAGCCATTGCAAAAAGATGGACGACTCCCCTAAGGTTTATTCAGGTGGGTGGAAAATATGGTGATAAGGTGATTATGCCCGATCAGAAAATGCTCAAAGCCATCCGAGACCAGATAAATAAAATGGATTTAAAATCAGGACTTGTCGTTCCATTCTATGTCAAAGCCGAAACCTATGGTAATGAAGGACAGGTTTTAGATACGGAAAAGAAAGTCGCTGAACTCAAAGAAGATATTTTAGTGGCGTTGGGATTATCTAAATCACTCGTTACTGGGGATGGACCCAACTTTGCCACTGCAAATATTGCAATGCGTAAGATGATTATCATGCTCAAAGAAATCAAACAAGTGGCAAGAAATATCTTGGCGTGGATATATGATGATTGGAAAGAATTGCAAGGCGTTGAAGAGAATGTTCAATACTTCTTTTCGGATATGGATTTATCGGATGAAAAAGAAGTTCGTAAAATGCTCATTGAACTTTATGACAGAAATCTTATATCCAAAAATACACTTCAAACCAAAATGGATTTAAATCCACAGATAGAAAAATCCAACCGTGAGCAGGAGAAAAGTTTAGTAGATATGACATGGGATGTAAAAGATATTGTGTCGATGGTGCAACTGGGAATTATGTCAGTGGAAACTTCGCAGGAAATTTTAGGACTAAGTCCAGATAAGGAGAGCAAACGCACCAAAAAATCAGAAGCCAGTGATTTAAATGATATGTTTGAAAGCGGTGAAGTATTTAATACAGAAGAAGAAAATGTATGTGGAGACTGTGTTTATTGGGATGGACAGAAAAATCATTGCCCAGTCCATCTAACTGAAAAATCGTTTGATGACAACATCTGCAGACAATTCTCATTAGGAGAGTTGGATGAGCGACCAAGCGAAAAAAATACTCTCTGAGACTTTAAAATCATATCAAAGTCGTAATCTTTATACTGAAAAGCAAGTGGCTTCAATGGTGGGCATTCTTCAAAAAGGAGAACTGTCCATCAAATCGCAACTGGTTAAGTATTCAGAAGTATCTAAACTTACTCCAGGACAGAAAGTATTCAAGTCACGGCTTAAAGGGTTGCAGAAAGACATATCAAAAACAATTTGGCAGGTTCAAAAAGACCAAACTCTTTTAATAACTACTGCGACAAAATCAAGTTTTCAAAGCGGAGTTCAAAATGGAATTTCGGAACTTAAAAATGCAAAATTCCCACGATGGGACATTTTAAATTCTGAAGATGAAAAGCGACTTGCTAAAAATGTGCTTAGTCTGATTGACCGTAACGCACTTGATTTTATGGTAAGATTTAATATTCAACTGGTGGGTAATGTCAACAAAGAACTTTTAAATGGAATAAGACAAGGTATTACACTTGGGATAATCAAAGGTGATTCCATTTCTAAAATATCGGAGGGTTTGGGAAGTATTATTACAGACTCTAAAACATTTCGTCGTGCAGGAAAAACTATATTTAAATCAGCACAGCAGAGACTTGAACTTATCACCCGAACCGAAACTCTGCGTGCTCATAATCAAGGCAGACTCAAATTCTTTGATACCATAAATGTAAAACGAGTTAAATGGATGGCTGTGGGAGATGAGCGAATGTGTCCGGTGTGTGGTTCACTTGATGGCAAGGAATATAAGATTGATTCAATGCCACCCATTCCTGCTCATCCTGCGTGCAGGTGCACAACAATTGCATCAAGAGCCAAAGTGTGTGAAAGCACTTTAAAGAAGTATGCAGAAACTCGAAATTTGAAATTAGAAACTAATATAAATAATCCGAATTTCCAGTTTCAAGTGTCCAGTTTCAAATCTGCTTTTGCATCCAACCAAAATGTCGATTGCATTTTAATCCCTGAGCAGATTGAAGAATTATCCAAACTTGCTAAACAGGAGAAATCCCAAGTTAATAAAATAATTCAGGGTGGAAAGTATCAACTCTTAAATGGAAAAACACTTCAGAAATTAGCACAGCAACGAGGTATTGCGGTTACCCGAAGTAAAACTGATTTTATTAAACTCTTATCGCCACTTGAACCCCATCTTGATTTAGATAATATGACCACTAAATCTTTGAAATCGCTGATGAAAAAACATCATATTTCTGTGCTTCGCAGTAAAGATGATTTGGTGAAACTACTTAATAAATGGGATAATGCTCACGAGGTACAAATCCCAGACTTTGATAAATGGTCAATAGTCAAACTTCGTGATGAGGCTAAATCCAATGGGATTTCTGTTATGCGAACAAAAGATGATTTAGTGAAGATGTTAGATTCCATTGAACCTGGAGAATCTCACGCTTACCTAAAAGGCAAAGCCCTGCAGGATAAATTAAAACAGTATAATATTGGAAAGGTTCGAACCAAAGAAGAACTCATTGGACTTCTAACAGGAAAAATAAAGCAAGGTCAGGTTGTTTCAAAGGCTGATGATTTGGTTAAAAAACAATTTGCAGAGCAAATCAAAAAAGCGAAGACCGAGTTGAACGATTTACTTGAGAATCTAAAACCCCATGAGATTATTTCAGATCCGTCAGGTCATGGTGAGTTTATGCAAACCTACATCAAAGGCTATGAGATTTTAGCCAAAAACAACACAGTGCTTCTACCTGCGGATATGAATCTGTATATCGGGAAATTGGATTCTGCTCTATCTAATTGGGAGTCTTATATAAATTCACTTACATCAGGGCAACTCAAAAACATTGTCAAAAAAGCACAACTTGGTAAATGGCAATGGATGAACAAAGATGAGATGATTACCATGCTCACGGCGAAAGATTATGAGAGCCAAGAAGTTGCAATGGAATCAGTCATGCTCAAATGGAATAAGTGGAAAAGCAAACATGGAAGTAAAAAACAGGTTAAAGTCAAAAGCGGAAAGCCAAAAGTTGAACCAAAAGCAAAACCTACTTCTAAAATCCAAACCCCAAAAACCAATATCCAAACAGGTTTTAACAAGGTCGATTCTGATTGGAAAAGTTATGAGAGTAGTCAACCCTTTAAGTTTGATGGTAGAGCCGATATTGACGGTGCTCATACTAAGTATTTCTATACAGATGAAAAAGGTGAGCGGTGGTTATT